TTTCTTTGTTTATAAATCATATTAACTCGTAGTTAAAGTCTTAATTTCAAAATCTGTAAATGAAAACTCTTCTGATGAAGATACTTCATAAGGAGAAAATGCAGGATTTTCTCCACCAACCGCAAATCCTTCTGTTGTTGAACAATTTTTTGCAATCCAAAATCTTGACACTGATAAATCTCCTATTTCAGTCCAAGAAGAACCATTATAAGATTCTGTTTTTCCAGTAGCTGGGTTTCCACCAAAAACCAATATAGAGTCATTTGCTAATAATCCTGAAGCTCCTCCTAATCCTCTACCTGTATTTAATTCTGTTGTCTCTGTCCAACTTGAGCCATCCCAAGTCTCAACTTGATTTTGATTAGGATGACCACCTGCAGCTATAGCGGATGTACTTATTCCAGCTCCCATTAAACCATCTCTAGCCGTATTCATATCGTTTACTTCAGTCCAAGATGACCCGTTCCATAATTCTGTTAATGCTGAATCTGAACCTGTATTTCCACCAAAAAGAACGGTAGCAGTTTGAGTTCCGCCGGCTCCTCCATTTGTTCTACCTGTATTAAATGCTGTTCCCGCTGTCCAAGATGATCCGTCCCAGTCATAAACAGTTGTAACTTTAGCACCAGAACCTGCTAAGGTTCCTCCCATATAAAAAGCAGCAGTTTGTGTTCCAGAACCCATACCGTTATACAAATCTGTAACACCAGGTATATCAGCTACTTCGGTCCAACTTGTGCCGTTATAAGTTTCAGTAATACCATAAGGTGTAGGTGTTCCACCAAGATAACGTGTCATAACTATTGATGCTGTTTGAGTACCAGCACCTGCATTTTCCCCTCCACCTTGATTTAAATTTCCACCTGATGCCCAAGTTCCAATAGGCGCTCCACCATTTTTAATAGCTTTAAATTGTCCTGATGTTGAATTGTAATACATTTGTCCAACGATTGCGTCTGAGTATCCAGCTGCGGGTGCAGTTGGCGGGATGCCTGAGAAAGCCCATTCTTCTGTTGCTGTTCCTCCAGAAGTGTTTGGTCCACCTCCAATAGCTAATGCCTCAGTTGATGTACCTGAACCATTAACCTTATATCTTGCTGTAGCTAAATCATTTACTTCAGTCCAACTTGATCCGTTCCAAGATTCTGTTAAAGCAGAAAGACTGGGTCCAGTATTAGTTGTTCCTCCAGCTATTAATGCAGCAGTAGAATTTGCTGCTGAAGCTGCATTGTATCCTCTAGAAGTATTTATGTCAGTGGTTTCTGTCCATGCTGTTCCATTCCAAGTTTCTACAGTTGCAGAAGGGTTTCCAGACCCAGTAGTTACTCCACCTGCTCTTATAGCATCTGTCTGAGTTCCACCTCCTGAAGTTCCATATATCGCTCCGTTTAAATCACCCACTTCAGTCCAAGAAGATCCATTCCAAGACTCTGTTAAAGCATATGGTGTAGAAGAAGGAGATCCTTCTCCACCAAATATTAAAGCTGAAGTAGCTGAGATTCCTGACGAACCACCTTCTTTTCTTGCTTGGTTTACATCTCCAACTTCTGTCCAAGTACTACCATTCCAAGTTTCTGCATTAGTTACCCAAGTAGTAGTGTAACCTGATGCGGCTATTGCTGATGTTTGTGTACCAGTTCCAAATATATCAAATCTTCCTGTATTTAAATTATTAACTTCAGTCCACGCTGTACCATTGTATTGTTCTGTATTAGCACTTCCTCCTGGATAAGTTCCTCCAGCTATTTGTCCTGCACTGTTGCCTCCCGTTTGAGCAGTAGCATCAAACACTCTTGCAGTATTCATTGCTCCACCAGAAGACCAAACTCCTGCATAAGGATCATTTGTTTTTGCTTGTGCAAAAGGTACGGGATCTGATGTTAGGTTTTGTATTGGAAAACCACTGAATGTTTTTAAATTAGCCATCGGATTATTTATCCTTTAGCAGCCAACCTTGTGTACTATCAGTATATACTAGAGTTAAACCAGCTCTTTCTATGCTCACAGTTAAATCTGCTGCTGAACCCATGATAGGTTGCGAATTTCTTCCTACCGTTAAATTATTAGTATCGAATGTTCCAGCATAATCAATGAATGTAACTTCATCACCTAAAGTTGGTGAAGAAGGTAAAGTTGCTGTGAAAGCTGCTGACGATGTATTACAAAAATATCCTTCTCCTGCTGCTGCAGTAAAGCCTGAAGTTTTAACAGCTTGGTACGATGTACCACCTGATACTTCAGCAAAAGATAGTTGACCAACACCCGTTGTTCCTGAACCAGAAACTGACGCGACTTTTAAAAATCTATCTGCTGTAACGTTTCCTGTTGGAAATTTTAATGTGTATGATTGACCAGCTGAATGTGGTGGAGATTGTAATTTAATACCATGTGAGTTTGATTCACAATTTAAAATAACTGTACCAGGATTTGTGTTACCACCTACTTCAACAGCACCTGTACCGTTTGGATATAAATTTAAATCTCTGTTTGAAACTGTAATAATTTGATTATCGTTTGTATCTAAGTTACCACCAAGTTGAGGTGATGTATCATCTACAACATCTCCACCTGTTTGAATTTGAATAATGTCAGGATTCGTTCCATCATTTGCTGTTGCAAAAAGAATCGCTGTTCCTTTATTAGTTGTTGCAAAAGTAAATGTATCACCAGATCCTGATGCATATTTAAATTGAACTGTGTAAGCTCCTGATGTTGTATTTTTTAAAATGTAAAAGTTTTCTATATCTAAAGGTATTGTAACAATTTGATTTCCTGTAATAGAACCTGTGAACTCAATCATTCTAGCTTGAGCTGTTCCCGTTAATGCACCATCTGCAACTGTTAAAGCTGTAGTTTGTGCTCCGCCTGCAATTGATACTGCCTTATATCCACCAAGAACCTGTTCGATAAGATCTAAGTTAGCGTTTGTTTTTGTTCCCCATGTACCGGCATTTTCGCCAGTAGCCATTTTTTCTATACCAAGTGGTGTATATGTTGATGCCATAATTTTCCTATGCTGCCTCTACGTCGTTATAACTTGTATTTGATCCAGTTGCAACACTCGAATAGCTAGTATTTGAGCCCGTTGAAACATTACTATAATTCGTATTACTGCCTGTGTCAACATCTTGATAATGAATAATAAAAGGTGGTCCTAGTGTAGAAGTTATTGATAAACCAGTTAAACCAACTACTTGATCTTTAGGATCTATAGTTCCAACAGAAGCACTAAAAGATACTCCTGATAATCCCATAACTTGATCTGAAGGATCTATTGATCCAGCAGTCATGGTAGAAGATACACCTGTTAACGGAACAGCTACTGAACCTGTTCCTTCTATTTGACCTAAAGCAAATTCTGCTTCTAATCCACCTAAAGTTACATCTTCATTTGGTGCAACTGCTGTGCCTTGAGATGATGTAATTTCAAAACCTGTAGGTATAACTAATGTTCCAACAAAAGCTATTGGAGTACCTAATGTAGCACTCATAGATATACCTGTTGGACTTACATCTTCGTTTGGTGCAACTGCTGTACCTTGTGTTGATGTAATTGCTTGACCTGTTAATCCTACGATTTGATCAGAAGGATCTATAACACCAATTGCTGATGTAATAGATTGACCAGAAATATCTGGTGTAACAGCAATATCAATTGTTAATGAACCTGGTTGAGCTGTAAATTGTGAACCTGCAACATCAAACTCTGCACTAATAACATTTGTAATTGAACCAACATTAAATGTTGAAGAGACTCCTGTTAAAGAAATAGAAGCTGTTCCTGATAAAGTTAATGATCCAACACTTGAAGATATTGATTGACCTGTAAGAGTTACAGTTTCATCTGCAAGATTTCCCCACTCACCAGAACCCCAAGATTTAGCACCCCAACCGGTTGCAAGTAATTCATCCTCGCCCCAGTAAGCTTGGCCCCAGGTAAATCTACCCCATCCAGCCATTCTTTACTCCTATGCTAATCTTATGATCGCGTTCGATGCGTCTGCTGTTGGAAACTGAATTGTGAAAGTTCCGTTTGTAGCTGTTTTATCAGAGCCAAAAGCAATTACAGCAACAGCATCAGTAGTGCTTGAACCACCGTCTGTTGTTGTGTTGTAAATTAATGCGCCGTTAGCTGTGAAAGAAGCTGATGTGTAAGACACATCAGAAAAATCTGTGAAAGCTGTTGTTGAAGATAAAGAAACACCTGAGTTTGTTAATGCAGCACCACCTGCTGTATAAGCAGATCCCGCTGTGTTTGTAATTTCTTCAGATGAAGAATAGTCAGTTGTTGCTGCTCCTAAACTTGCATCTGAATCATATAATGCAATTTTAAAAGTGTCACCACCTGATGAATCGAAATCGTGTTTACCTTGTAAAAGTTCTTGTTTAAAACTTGAACATATTGCTGATGATATTGCCATAATTTAATCTCCTATTAAGGTGACGTTGAAGGTATAGTTATTCTAACTGTGCCATCCGTATAATCATCTCGTTTACGTCTGCCAAGTTGTTCCATACCAAACTTGTCTAGTTCTTGTTTATACTTATTTTCGTATAGTGTCAACATATCTAAAGGGCCTTTTAAATACCCATATGCTTCACATAAACATGCATATAATAACCCATTTCCAAAGTATTGGCTTACATAAGTTGTAGTGTTTGATCCAGATAATCCTGTTGGAATAGCTTCATAATGAATTTTAAATACATATGTTGAATCAGGAGCAGGAGCTAAAAATAATCTTCCAGAAGTCGTATCTGTTACACCTGTTGCTCCACCAAACATTGCATAGTATTTGGGTGTTCCTCTTTTAGCAGATTCTGTAGAAGGCACATATTCTTGTAAAA